TACTGAGTACGCAGAAGGTGGAAAAGTTGGTTTATATGACAACATCCATGCTAAACAAAAACGAATCAAGGCTGGCTCTGGTGAGAAAATGCGTAAGCCTGGATCTAAAGGTGCGCCTAGTAAAGCAGACTTTATTCAGTCTGCTAAAACAGTGAAAAGAAAATAATGACAACTACTGGCATGACAGCTTTTAACTTGGACATGAATGACCTCATTGAGGAGGCATTTGAGCGCTGTGGAAAAGAGTTGCGTACTGGTTATGACTTTCGTACTGCGCGCCGTAGCGTTAACTTGTTAACCATAGAATGGGCTAATAGAGGTATCAATCTATGGACTATAGAACAGTGTTCTATCCCTTTAGTTACTGGGCAGGGTGTTTATCCTATACCATCAGATACAATTGACATTTTAGATCAGGTAATTAGAACCAATAATGGCGTACAAAGTACTCAAATTGACATTAATATTAGTCGTATTTCTGAGTCCACTTATTCTACCTTACCTAATAAACTGACCCAAGGTCGTCCAATTCAGGTATGGATTAACCGTCAATCTGGAAATTCCAACCCTACTACAGCGGTTTTAGGGGCTGCTATTAGCTCTACAGACACTACAATTACAGTGGTAAATATTGATCAACTAGCCTCAACCGGGTATATTCAGGTCAATAATGAGGTCATCTACTACGCCAATACCAGCGGGAATACCCTTATAAACGTATTCCGTGGTCAAAATGGTACAACGGCTACATCACATTTAATAGGAGCCGCTATATCGGTTCCTATGCTTCCGTCTATTAATGTATGGCCTACACCTAATTCACCTGGAGACCAATATACCTTCGTATACTGGCGTATGCGCCGTATACAGGACGCTGGCACTGGTATTAGTACCACAGATATCCCTTTCCGTTTTATCCCCGTCATGGTGGCTGGATTGGCTTACTATCTAGGTCAAAAGCTAGCGGATGTAGATCCTAACCGGATAATGATGTTAAAAGCAGATTATGAGCAACAATGGGATTTAGCTTCTTCGGAGGATCGTGAGAAAGCCCCAAGTCGTTTTGTCCCAAGAAACATGAATTACTATAGATAAACATGTCAAGTAAGTATGCTTCAGCTAAACACTCCATTGCCGAATGTGATCGTTGTGGTCAAAGGTATAAGCTTGTAGAATTAAAGAAACAGACGTTAAAAACAAAGTTATATAATGTCAAGGTTTGTCCAGAATGCTGGGATCCAGATCAGCCTCAATTAATGTTGGGGATGTATCCAGTAGATGATCCACAGGCAGTACGTGAACCTAGACCTGATATAAGCTACTTAGTTTCTGGAAATAGCGGATTGCAAATTACTAATACAAATAGTACTTCGCAAGATGCATTTGGAGTACCAAGTGGTGGTAGTAGGGTGTTTCAGTGGGGTTGGAATCCTGTAGGTGGATCCAGTTCTTTTGATGCTTCTCTAACACCCAACAATTTGTTTTTAGGCGTTCAAATTGGAACAGTAACAGTTGCAACAACTTAGGAGTTAAAAATGACATTTCGTAAAGCTGCCGATGGTATAACCCAATCAGGCAAAACAAAAGGTAAAAACTTAGGCGATTCAGGCCCAAGTATTGGTATTGAAGCTGGCGGTAAAAAATCGTTAGGCGTTTCAAGCAAATCAATGAAGGCTCTTGGTCGCAACTTAGCTCGTGCTGCGCATCAAAAATCTGGAAGCAGAGGACGTTAATCATGTCTAATAAAACATTTAAAACTACACCCGCTGAAGATTATCCATTGGGTCACGCTAAAGAAGCTAAAAATGCTAGCGTATACACTGGATTTCAATATCCCACTGGCGGTGGCAATGATATCAATATCTACAAGCAGCCAATGACAAACCCAAAAAGCGCTGATATTGAGTACAAAACTAATCCAAACACAATGAGTGGTGTTGAGACTAGAGTTACTCAACCAGCACGTACAGTCAGCATTGGCGATAGTGCTAATAAAAATACTAACCCTTATGGTGTTGGTGAGATGCGCGGTTATGGCGCTGCTACTAAAGGTCGTAAAACCAGTGGGAAAATGGGTTAATGAATTATTATCAGCTTGTTTCTGCAGTTCAAGACTACACGGAAAACCAGTTTCCGCTGACCTATCTCGCCGATGGGTCTACTGTATCGTCCGCACAGCAGATTAATCGTTTTATTGAGCAAGCTGAATTACGTATTTTTAATACAGTTCAAATCCCATCTTTACGAAAAAATGTGACTGGAACAGTAAGTCCTAATAGTCCTTACCTAGCTTGTCCAGATGATTTCTTGTCATCTTTTTCTTTGGCGGTCATTGACCCTACTTTAGGCACATATGAGTACCTTTTGGATAAAGATGTAAGCTTTATTAGACAGGCATACCCAGCACCAAATAGTCTAGGAACACCGAAATATTATGCGTTATTTGGCTCTAGATATGCTAATAACAATGAGTTAGCGTTTATTCTTGGGCCGACTCCAGACGTAAATTATGCAATGGAACTGCATTATTACTACTATCCAGTATCTATTGTCCAGCGTCCTATAGGCTCTTTGGGTACTATTGTTCCAGGATCTGGCTATGTTGATGGTACTTATACCAATTTAAGCACTACTGGCGGTTCTGGAGAGGGAGCGCTTATCAATGTAACAGTAGCAAGCGGTATCGTAACTTCTGCAACAGTTTCATACGGCGGCTCAGGATATACGGTTGGCGATAGCATTACAGCAACAATTGGATCTAGCGGATCGGGCTTTACAGTAGCAGTTAGCTCGGTTAATAATCCAACAGGAACTTCATGGTTAGGCGACAACTTTGATTCCGTTTTGCTTTACGGAGCATTGGTAGAGGCGTATACTTACATGAAAGGTGAAAACGACATGATGGTTCTGTATAGTCAAAAATACACAGAAGCATTGGCTCAATTAAAACGTCTTGGCGATGGTTTAGAACGACAAGATTCATAAAGATCTGGGCAAGTGAGCGTACAGGTAACTTAATATGGCATTTACAGGTAATTACGCATGTGATGTTTTTAAAGTAGGTCTCATGGATGGGGTCTACAATTTTGGCACTGGCACATCCCAAACTTTTAAAATTGCTTTGTATACAAACTCAGCAACACTTAATGCTAGCACTACTGCATATACAGCAACTGGCGAAACAAGTGGCTCAGGGTACACTGCTGGCGGACAAGCATTAACTATTATTGTTCCTCCAACTGTAGGTGGATCTGGAGATATAGCTTATTTATCTTTTGCTGACGAAGTATGGACAGCATCAACAATTACTGCTCGTGGCGCTTTGATTTATTTAGCCAACGGCACAACGAATCCCGCTGTTTGTGTACTGGACTTTGGTTCAGATAAAAGCACAACTGGCGGTAACTTTACGGTACAGTTCCCATCTGCTACCAATACTTCTGCAATTATCCGAATTTCTTAAGGAGAAATTATGTTTTCTGAAAACGCAAAAGCAACTGAGATGGCGAATGCCTCTTTGATTGCACAAACAGGAACGCTTGAAGGCGTTGCTGCTACAGGTATCTATACTGTTGAATGTATAGATGCTGATGGTAATACTAAATGGTCTGACATTATCAAAAACTTGGTAATGACTGGCGGTAAAAATGATATGCTAGACAAGTACTTTGCTGGCTCTGCATACACAGCCGCTTGGTATCTTGGCTTGGTTAACGGTGCTTCTAGCCCAACATATGCTGCTGGTGACACAATGGCTAGTCATGCTGGTTGGACTGAGTTTACATCGTATAGCAATGCTACACGCCCAGCACCATCTTGGTCTGCTGCTTCTAGTGGCTCTAAAGCTACTACAGCAACTGCATTTAACATTAATGGTTCTGGCACTGTTGCTGGTGCATTTATGACTACTGGTAGTGCTATTAGCGGCACTACAGGTATTTTGTACTCTGCTGGTAACTTTACTGGTGGTAATCGTACTGTTGCTTCTGGCGATACATTGAATGTAACTTACACAGCAACATTGACCTAAGTAGGGGCTTCATATGGCCTTAGTATTATCTGATCGCGTCCAAGAGACTACCACTAGTCCTGGTACTGGCAGTGCTACGCTTAACGGCGCAGTTACTGGGTATCAGGCATTTTCTGCCACCATGTCAAATTCTGATACGTGTTATTACACTATTGCAGATCAAGGTGGCGCAAACTGGGAAGTTGGTATTGGCACTTATGCTTCAAGTGGCAACCAATTGCAACGTACTACGGTGCTCTCCTCAAGTAATGGTGGTTCTCTTACTAACTTCAGCTCTGGTACACAGGCAATATTTATTACCTACCCAGCAGAAAAGTCTGTTAATTTAAACGGTAACGGTAATGTAAGCGCATTAGGAAATGTTAGTTCAGGTACATGGCAAGGCACAACTGTTGCGGTATTGTATGGCGGTACAGGGGTAACGACTTCTACGGGAACTGGGTCTGTTGTCCTTAATACATCGCCTACATTAGTAACTCCAGCTTTAGGAACTCCATCATCTGGTACATTAACCAATGCAACTGGACTGCCTTTAACTACTGGTGTCAGCGGAGTATTGCCTACAGCTAACGGCGGTACTAATTTAAGTTCATTTGCTTTAAATGGTGCTTTATATGCAACATCCACTTCTGCTCTTGCTACCGGTACTTTGCCTGTTGCTAGCGGTGGTTCTGGTGTAACTACTTCTACTGGTACTACAAATCTTGTTTTAAGTAATGGCCCAACTTTAGTAACTCCAGCTTTAGGTGCTGCAACAGCAACGTCTATTGTTGCAAGTAACGGATTCTACTCAACCAGTACATATGGTGGTTCATTTACTGATGGCGTTGTAGTTGACTACGATGGCGGAACAGGAAATGCTCGATTCAGCGCTGGAACATCGGATAATATTACATTCTATAATGGTGGCGTTGGTGTAACACCGCTATTTAAACTTTATGCAAACGGTTCTGTTGGAGTAGGTAGCACACCTAGTCCTGGATCTTCGGGGCAAGTATTAACATCAGCTGGATCTGGATCTC